AAAGCCATAATAACTCCTTCTATTTATTTATACACCCAATAAAAAAGCGACCCCGAAGAGCCGCCTTTGAATTTTTTGATCACTGTGGATTGTTATCGATTTGTTTTTCTTTTTCTTTTTCTGGCGAGTAACCTATCAGCCTTTGCAGAATCGGCTCGTACCTTATCGGCAGTCCACACAATCTTACCCAGAGCAATTGCAGGAAGAAGAATAAGGAATATGGCAATAAGAATTGCACCAATCTTACCACCCGCAATAATGAGAGAGAACCCGGTAAGCACTTTGATCAATCCATTCAAGGTACCCAAAACCAGTGCTGTTGTTACAACAACTCCCGTTGAAATGAACAGGGTTGTGACCAATCTCTTCAAGAAATTATGAACACCTTTGACAGTATCTTCTAGAAAATCCGCAATAGACTGTAAATTTTCCGCAATAACTGTGGGGTGCATAGATTCAGTAACCGATCCCGCACCAGAACCTATAGAACTAAGTACCCCTGCGAGTTGCCTACCATTGGCTTGAACCTTTTTATTGTTCATTGCCTCCGCAATCTGTTCGATCTTCTTATCACCCAGATGTTCGATCATCTCCGAGACACTGAATGGCCCAGATGCATTTTCGTTTATTGTCTTGGATGTTTGGACTACCATGACAGCTTCCATAAGGTTCTGCATGATTTCCGTGTTACTTGTATAGGTCATTTTGATTGAGTCCTTGTGTGTTTTAGCGCCTTGATCTTCGCGCTTTCCGTGGAGCTGCATCACTAGTTAATCGGCTCATTTCTCGCGCAACCTTTTTATTGAAAACCTCTATACTGAAGGGCTTCACATCACGGACAGCACCAATGATGGCAAAGATGACAGATAGACCAATAACAGCTGCGGCAATAATTGGACCAACAGGACCCATTGCGGCAATAATTGCTGCGTTTACGAACATCCCAGCAACCCAAGTCACACCCACACCAGCACCTGCAGCAATACCAATAAGCGAACCAGTGATATTTAGATCGATTAATGAATCACCCTGTTTTTTAACAGCCTGCGCCATAAACCTACCAACACTTTTGTAGAATGCCCGAAGTGGTGTCACAAGTACATCCATGACCCAATTAAAAACTCCGAAGATATATGACGGAACTCTCTTAAGGAAACGGGTTACAACAGATAGAACAGAAGCTTCTGTAATCAATTCTTCATTCTTTGATTTCAACATATTCAAAAGAAAATTAATAAGTTTCCTGATAGGGTTAGACAATCTCTTGGCTTCCCTCGCATCCATCTGATCAAGCATGTTGTCGACATGATCAGAGTTCCTAAGCTTCAGTAGGACCTTCATGGCCTGTGATGTTAATTCTTCATTTTCTTCACGAATAAGAGCCGTAGAATTCATGAGGTCTTGTGATTCGTATACATTTGCAACAGCTTCCATAAGAGACTGTGTGATGTCGGTGTTGTTAATATGTTTCATTTTCTATTTAAGCTTTGCAATGTGACCACCAACCCTATGGGTGTTTCTGAAATTACGTAAGTCTTTAAGTGACCCAATAGCTTGGAATGTTTTGATATCGCCCTGTTTAAAGGTGATCGTGATTTCGAGATTAAATTTCCGACCCTGTCTGGCAAGAACCTTCGGTGAGACTCCAGAATCAAACCGAAGGACATGTGTTGCTTGGGGTACGTCACCAATGTCTCGATCAAACGGACCTTCATTGACGGTGTCATAGACCTCATTAACAGCTTCCATAAGAGACTGTGTGATGTCTTCGTTACTTGTATGTTTCATTTTTTTGTCCTTATGGGGGTGTTGACATGTTAATATGTATTCTGTATAGGTATATTTATGCACAAGAGAATTTCAAAGTCCTTACTGACCAATAAAGGTAAACTCCCCCCAGCTCGGTGCTCACAGACGTGGATGAATAAAAATCACCCCGGCCTTTGGGATGATATCCACGCCATCACAGACTTCTTGGATAAGCACACCAAGATCAGCATTCGGATCAATACAATTCTTGCCGGTATCACAAAGAAACCTTCTTGTGCGACCTGTGGTCGGCTCCCGTCATACGACGACACATCAGGGTGGAGAAAATTTTGTTCCACCAAATGTGCAGCCCAAAGCGCTACCACACAGACCAAGCGCACGGAAACCATATCAGAACGCCATGGAACCAATAGGGGGGTGACCATGCCCAACTACACTGGATGGCGTTCTCGGGAAATGGAAATCAGAGATAAAATCAAAGAAGGGATTTCCGCAATTGATCTTGCGACCCACCTTGGATTTAAAAACACTTCTGGTTTGTACAATTATGTTCTGCCATTTTTTAACATATCATCAAGTGATCTATCCCATAATAAAACATGGAGTTCACAAGGTGAGCGTGAAGTTATGAAATATATTCAGTCTATCAACCAAGACATTAAAGTTCAGTCTTCGGTTTGGGGTGTGATCCCAAACTTGGAAATTGATATTTGGATACCAGAGATGAAAATAGCTATCGAATTTAATGGTGACTATTGGCATTCAACCGAAAAGAAAGAAACCGATTATCACCTAAGCAAAACAAAACTTGCGGAACAAAATGATATCCACTTAATTCATATATATGAACACGAGTGGCGAGATAAGCCAGAAAAAGTCAAACAATTATTGCGGGGTATGTTCACAGATCGACAAACAATCGGCGCCCGCCAGACAAAGAATGGTGTTCCTACAAACGACGAACCCCGGAGCTTCTTTGATCAGTACCATTTTGATGGACATCGCGGCGCAACTGAATATTATGGGTTAACATTCAATGACGAATGGGTCATGATGGCTTCATTCACCAATGGCGAACTCATAAGACTGGCCTCGTCTATCCGAGTGGTGGGTGGCCTGTCCAAAATAATGAAGGCTTGTCCACATAGAGAAATATTTTCCTTTGCCAATAGGGGTCGTACAAAAAGAAATCATAATATTTATCTTGCGTCTGGTTTTGTTGAGACTCGCACTACTGCATCAAATTATGTGTATGTAAAGGGCTCTGAAAAATTATCGAGACAACAGGCAATGAAGCATAAACTCCCTAAGTTATTGGGTGATGGTTTCGATCCCATTTTGACGGAAAGAGAAAATATGCAGACCAACAAATGGCTTCGTATTCATGATAGTGGGCAGCTAGTTTACGAATGGTCACAAAAAAGGGCGGACCCAAAGGCCCACCCTTTAATTTTAAGAGTAGATGGTTAAATCTACTAAGTCATTGATTCTATTGAAGAATCCCATCAACGCGGAAGATTCTGTAGTAGGAATTACTACGGTTTGAACCGGTGCCGTTTACAGGAGCAGATTCAGCGAATGGATTAGCAACAAGACCATAACGTGTCTTGAAACCGATCATTGGCTGGAATGTCTCAGGGTCTTGAGCGCGGTACATGGTCAATGGCACATAAGGTGCAAAGAACATGCCAGCGTCAAAGCTGTTAGAGCCACGGAAACCAACAGTGACATAGTTAGTGACTGCATATGGGTCAATATAGACTTTGATGCGGCCATTAATTGTACCAGCAAAGAGGTTACCTGTATCGTCTACAGACAGCTTAGAAGCCAGCGCTGGGGTGTAGTCAAGGATGTCGGCGGAAGACAAGGCAGTTGCAACATCTGAAGAACAGATGATGAAGTTACCGCGACCACGACGAGTGTCTTTGGCAATGGCGTTGGCTTCGAGGTCCAGCTGGACAACAAGGCCCTTGAACTTCTCAACAGACCAGCGACCATCAGCATCAGTGCTGAGGTTGAAGATACCGTTGTTGGTAGTATTGGCTTGCTTTGCGCCAAGCTTTGCTTTAACGTTGATCGTACGAACAAGCTCACGGTTCATTTCAGCCAGAATTTCTGTTGAGATGATGTTTGCGAGTTCAGCTTCAGCGTCCAGATTATGAATAGCTTTCATATCCTGAGCAACTTCAACTGTGTAGCGAGCTTTCAGAGCACGGGAGTTAGCAGTAACCGTTGCGCTCTCGATTGACATCGCCATTTCATTGAATTCTGTACCAGTATCACCCAAGATCTCGGCAGCAGTCGTAGTCATGCCAGTACCAACACCAAATGGGTCGAGAATAGCATCACCAGCACCAACACCAGTACCAGAACCACCAGAACCGGCAGCACCAGCATCACCAGCAGTTGCTTCAAGATCACCAACACCAGTAGGTAAGGATGAAGGATCACCGACGTGAGTACCTGCACCAGAGAAGTCAGTATCGGCTTCATCGAACAGGGCTTCGGTGCCATTCATTGTAGTATAACGTGACTTCAGAGCGAAGATCAGGCCAGTAGGACCGGACATTGGCTGGACAGAAGCGATGTCATGTGCAAGAAGATTAGGCATAGCACGACGTACAAGTGAAATTAGAATTGGGTTCCAGTTAGCAATACCGTTGTTTGTTACAGAGTTGGCGTTAACCGTTTCTGACAACATTGATACAGCAGAGCCCATCTGGACTTCATTGTCGCGCTCTTGGTTTTCGAGAAGTTGAGCAGTTACAACACGACGGTTGTAATCACCAATATCTCCAGCGTCAGCGGCCTCTAGGACCGGCTGCCACTTTTGTAAAAGGGCTTTAGCAGACATTAAAAATTCTCCGTTTATTTTCTATTTGTATGACCGAGAGTTTGGACATATTGATCCATCTTCGTCGGTGTTTTTGGAATTGATGTATCTTCGGTCAGGGTTTCCGTTTCGAAGTCATCTGGTTGGGTTAGTGTTTCTGTGATGAAAGATCTTTTGATATTTTGTAGATCCTTCTTGAATGAGTTTTCGTCAGAAAATTCTACAGATTCAGATAAGGAGTGAAGTTTTTCGGTTTCCATCTGTGACAGGTCAAAAGCTTCTGATTCAACCAAACTTCTGCGCTCAAGAACATTCGCTTTATTGCGATACTTGATTGCAACATTGGTTGCTTTAGTAATTTTCCTGTTGGATTCTGCTAGCCGGTCTTGTAGATCAGCATAAGCATTTACCTTGGATGCCGGAACTTGAATGTAACGTTCTTGGAACAAACCATGCAAATCTTCCATGAAACCTTCAGCGATCTCGGTACGAATACCAGTTTCGATAGCCAATTTGTTTTCATTGAAATATTCACTTACCGCAAAATCAAGGAACTCATCGAGCTTCTTAACCAACAGTCTTTGTTGTTTGTCCATGGACTCAGAGAGTGCAACCGCGTAATCAGCTTCCAGAATGTCCAGAGCTTCATTCAGTTTTGCATTCACAGCGGATTCAAACAATTCGGCAGCGCCAGCCTTGTAATCTTCGCTTAGAGAGTCATCAAGAGAAATAAGAGCGGCAACTTCATTGCTGATGTCGCGATCAATACTTTCCTTGACAGTGTTACGATTAGAAAGACGGGACGCAACCTTTTGCATCATCCCAAGGTCCTTTAAAGACATTTTGGACATTGCCTGCACCAGAGACTTGACAGCCCCAATATTACCTTTAGGAAGAGATGTCTTAGCAGTTCGTACGTTGAACGCTTCACGTTCAGCTTCGTCCTCATCAACAAGGCCTTCCCGGCCAGTAGCACCAAAACCCGGAGGTAATGTGGCTTCTTCAAGATCGTCTTCGTCTTCGTCGTCGCGTTCGCCGTCTTCAAAGTCATTATCGAGATGATCGTCATCTTCATCTTCATCACGAAATTCAGCAGCACGACGAAATTCAGCAGCACGTCTTTGTCTACCTAAACCAAAGGCTTCTTCAAGATCGTCTTCGTCTTCGTCATCAAATTCGTCTTCGTCATCAAACTCACCATCATCGTCGCCTAATTCTGGCTCGTCAGATAGTTCGTCTTCATCATCACCAATACGTGCATCCAATTTATCAAGGATATCTTGGAGGTCATCACGTAGGTCATCAAGACCTTCTTCATCATCATCCAGTCCTTCGTCGTCAATGATGTCATCGTCATCAGAAGTGTCATCTAATTCAAGATTACCTTCGTCGTCAACAATATCATCATCGTCATCAAAAGAAGATGTAGAGTCTGAGTCAGCACCAAATACGTCGATAGTGTCAGCGTCATCGCCTTCAAGATCGTCAATTGATGCCTCAAATAGTTCGTCGTTAAGAGCTTTCGACATTGCTCGCTTAGACATATTATTATGTCTCCTATGTTTTAATAAGTTTAGAGAGGAGACCTTCAAGTGTATTCAATTGCTCGGTTACACTATTGTCAGGAGCCTCTGTCTCAGCTTGTTCAATTTGCCTAGTCCAATTTCCATCTTCTTTTTCCCAAGAAACTCCTTCCATAATGCCATTTACAAAGGCACTAGGGGCTGAAGGATCTTGGACGATATCAACTGTGTTTAGAATGAAATCATCATTCACATAGTTGGTACCTTCACGTTGGGATAGGCTACCCATACCACGACTTGAAACGCCCAATTTAACACCACCTTTGAGGAGACCTTTAACGATGTTCCCCATCGGAGTATCAAGGATGAGCGCCTTACCGATTACATCATTTCCTTCGAAGCGAAGAGAGATAATGCGATGCGATGCTCGATCAAGGTTGACAGTCGGACTATCGGGGTGATTAAGCTCACCAACAGCTCTGCCATCCTTGACTTGTTCTTTAATATACTTTTGCACTGCAGGCTCAAGAACTTTCTTCTCGTACACGCGACCATTACGGTTACATGTTTCGCACTGCATGAAGATGCCTTCAATGTAATATTGTTTGGCACCGTCTTCTGTACTCTCCTCTAGTATTTTCAACTTAGAGTCTGTATATTCCGTAATTAACTTCAAAATGCTATTCCTTGTGATTAAGAGTCTTTCGGACCCTTGAACATTGACTGCCCGATATCTTGTCGCGCCGTTTCTACCCGATCAACCAGCTTCATTGCGAAGGCATGGTTGAATGCGGTCAAAGCCGCAGCTGCGTCGTCATTATCAAGCGATGCCAAAATCTTTTCGGCACTGGTTGTAGTCATTATGATTTCCTTTTCAAAAAATATTTATATGTGTGTGGTTTTCTAGGATTCTGCCAGTTCAGACAAAATCTTAATCTCGAATGCAGGATAGTTTTCGTGATGAACGGTGCCATCCCGTTTAACCATCGCAACTTCAATCCTTAGACTAACCTTGTCGCCATCATTCGTTTCGAAATCTTTGACGTTAATCAATTTTGTGAATTTAAAAGAATTTTCTTTGGTGAATTCATTGGCGTCATGATTAAATGCTTCGCCATCATCTTCTTCGATATGTTTGCCAATACCCTCAATGACAGCTTCAACAATTTCGGAACTTTGGAATTGGTCAACATCAATCCGCATGAAACGTTCACGCTCGGTTGTGGACAGATCAAGTCCCCACATACAATGTATGTCGCTCTTGGATTTCATTGCTTGGGGGTCAAAGAACTTGACTTCTCCAAGTTGGATGTCTTCCAATTGGGTTGTAATCCCGCCCTTGATGTCAGTAACCACTTTGCCGTACTTGTCCGACAGTTCAGTGACTGTGGCTTCATCCAGCATGGCTTTTAGTTGGGTGAAGTTCATTATGGTTGCCTGTTCTTTTCCATGTTTTCGATATCACCAGCCAAATCATTCAGCGCCGCATGGAGCTTTCCTGACCAATCTTGCGCCGCTCCCAATTGTCTATCCAGCCCTTCTTTGGCATCAGAAAGCCCGCGTTGCCCGTCAGTAAATTCCATGTGATTATCAAACAAGTCATGAAGTTCGTCTTCAAGACTATCAAAAAACTTCTGGGTCGGCAGAATTTTCGCTACTGATCTAATCTTCGTGGTGCTAATTACTTTACCAGATGCTTCGTTTAGTGATCTATATGTCATTTTGGTTATCCTTGTGTTCGGTTATCAATCAAAGAATCTATCTTGCTCGAATTCTTCAATGTCTTCTATTACAGCTTCCAGAACATTCCGAAGCCGAAATGATGCCACTTGGATTATTCTCATTTGTTTATCTAGCTTTGCGAGTGCAGACGAGGAATCACCATGCGTAGCCCGCCAATCTATATGATTATCGATTAAATCAACAACTTTTGAAGTAAGCGTATTCATAGCCTTCTCTGTTGGTATTTTCTTCACTATCGCTTCAAGCTTTTTGGTACTAATTACCTTGCCTGACAATTTGTCCGCTTCATTTACCGCATACATTTCAGTTATGTATGCTTCTACGATTTTATCTTCTTCGGTCATTTAGGTTCTCGTTTCTGGTTCTTCGTCATCATCATCAACATCTTCATCGTCATCAAATTCGTCATCGGGTCCTAAGGCTGTTGCAGCTCCGGCAGGTCCACTTGGTGGTGGGGCACCTTCATCTTCCAGATCGGCAAAGTCAGCATCTCCGCCACCTAGATCACCACCAGCACCACCGAGGTCACCACCAGCACCGCCACCTTCGGCATCCCCAGCTTCGTCAGGGTCAGGAAGTTCGTCGTTATTGAGGGCCTCTTTACGGATTTGCTTTTTCATTTCTTCGATCTCGTCATCAGTCTGACCAAGGATAACTTTGCGGATATGATCCTTAGAAAAATAAATGCCTTCATACTGGACAACAGAATCCAAAGTCGCGACGCGTTCACGAAGCATTTCGGATGCAGCAAGTTCAGCAAAATGGGAATCACGGTTGTAATCAACAATGATATATTCTTTGATAAGGTCCCATTCTTTGGCTTTAATGATGCCTTTGAAAATGAGCTGTGTTCTTAGAAGTTGCTTGAACAGATCACTAAAACGCACGCGCAGTCTGTCGATAAACTTTTGAAATTTAACTTCATCACGACTGATTTCTGTGCTACGTCCGATAGCAAACCCAGCCTCATTATCGAGACGGTTTATAGGCACATGCAAAGATCTATAGAGTTTCTTCTGAAAATAAACAATGTCATCGATCTGGCCCAGATTGTCACCACCCGGCAATGTGCTGATCTCGGTACCACGACCACCTTCACGGCGGGGCAGCCAAAAATCTTCAAGGATGGATTGATCTCTTCGACCATCTTTAACGTCACCGGTGGAAACGTCGTACACCATCTTGTTACGGTATCGGTTCTTGATGCCTTCGATATATGCTTCAGCTTTTTGCTTGGGTAGATTACCAACATCAATATAAAAAATTCTTCTTTCAGGAGCCCGAGCAAGTCTATAGATGACAAGTGAGTCTTCCATCATACGGAGCTGGTTAACATTTCGTAGAGCGGTGTGAACATATGAGATAGCGACACGAGCCGATCCATCGGTACGTCCGCTGGTCACATAGGCAACAGCTTCCTTTGTCAATCGCAGCCCAGTCATATCACCGGCTGTGTTACCAACCGCGGCCCCGGCTTGGTATCCACTTGCAGCAAAACCTTCTTCGTTATAGATGAAATACTCATCTACATTGCCGATGATCTTCGCGCCAGTCCGCGGGTCCTGCTCTTCGACAACTTCCTTAACCTTTCGAATTTTCATAGGGCTTAAGGGCCGAAGTTCTTGGATGCCTTTTTTAACATTGTTCAGGTCAACCATGACATGATAAGCAAGCCGCCCGTCAACATACCAGCGACGAAAGATGTCATGGCCATAACGACGGAAATCAAGCAGACGAATAATGGTTTCAAATTCGTCATTGATCTTATCTTTGATCTTTTCGGATGCCAATTCGGTCTTCAAATTATTCAAATTTAATTTGACTGGCAGGTCTTCGTCATTACCGACGATGGCTTCATTTACAATATCTTCAATAGCAGCATCAACTTCTGGATGCTGTGCGGCAAAGCGGTACTTGGCAATTAATTCTTGTTCGCTCGCAAACGAATCGCCCCGTACGTCCATGGTCTGACCAAAGAAGCCGGAACCGGAACCGGAGCTGATAAGTGTTGAACCTTCGTTCTCTTCAGTAGGAGGTACAATAGCCGTAATTTTGGCTTTGTTGTCTTTTTCCTCTTTAGGTATGATCTCAGCACCAAGGAAGGTCCAAGCCTTCTGTGCGCGCCGATCTTCATCGCTTAAAGGGCCTTGACTATTCCCACTTAGTGCATTATGTCTACGGTCCATGTAAATGGTACTCCATAAGTAGTGATTATACTACTATTTATAGGGGAAAGCTTTGGCGGTTATTACCCACCGCCGGGGGTAGAATTTCTCTATTCGCCTGTAGCAGACTCAGGAGATGTCCAGTAGTTGTATGTCAGCTCGACAGTGAATTCTTCGATAGCATTTGATGTATCAAAGTTCAGATCGATCTGAGAAATGTTGGTTGGGAAAGCTGCACGAATATTATAAGTTTTCGTTACATTGCCAGCCTTGTCCAACTGCTCAACAATCATGTCGGTCTGATATTCAGCAGGACTGGCCAGACCGATGTTACTCTCGTTAGAGTTGATTTCATTCATCCATTTTTCGAATGCATTTCGAACTTCCATGCCGTTGTCATTGATGATTGTGATGGTCCATGGTTGGAACACACGGTCACCCGCAACTTTAATTTGACGACCACGGAACGGGACATCAATATTAGCGATCTCAGATGCCGGAAGTACGGCACCCTTACACATAAATGATGTCAATTCCATATTACCTTCAGCATATGAAGGAAAGCTAACCTTGACTTGGAACAGGTTAGCGCGTGCGCCACCAGCTTTTAATTTAGCCTTAAAGGCGTTAATACCTAGTTCAGCCATTTTCTTATTCTCCTGCTACTTCAGTAAAGTCCACACCAGATCTTGTGGCGATGAAATTTAGTGAGATGAAATTGATTGAGCGCGCTGGTTTGATGAAGATGTCGGCAACAAACTGGTTACTATCGACGATAGCAGCAGTGTTGTTGGTTGCGTCACAAACTACCCGGAAATCTACAATACCACGACGGCCTTTGATCTCCCGCAGGAACGGTTCCACAATACTGATGAAACTTGCCCGTGTGAATTCGTCATTAAATTCGAAGAGCTGTGATTCAGCAGCCACAGAAATAGACTTGCGTAGAGTAATAAAGAGTCTACGAACATTGATACGGTCGAAAGCAGATGAACGGCGAAGATGGGTCTTATCACCAAAAAGCATTGTTCCCCGCCCCGGAAGCGTAACGATAGGATTGACCCCTGCCTTGTACAGTGTATCACGATCAGCCGCACTTGGGTTGTACAACAGTTTAGTCACGCCGCGGAGTTGACCCCGTGTTTCACCGGCTGGCGAGAACCATGCACCAAATTCAGCATCAGTGGCAGAAGCCAGACCAGCTACAGAAGAAGAAGCCGGGATGTTGATGAATTGGTCATTGTACTTGTCATAAACCCGTAGC